CCACACAAGCTATTGATAATGACTGTAAGCGAATTACCACTAATGTGGGTTCCCTCAGTCAGACCAATCAAGTCGCCATTGAAAGCAATGTAAGCAAACACAATGTCACCCGTCATAGCTTCCATGATACGGATATCTTCCTCCGAATAATCACAGCACCTGGCAAAATCAATTAAGATTCGCAAGGATGCAAAGATAATCTGAGAAGGCAACTTCTGATCATACTTGCCATAGTCACCACCGAACAATCTATCTTGCCCAAACTTCATCGTGTGCTCATGAAATTGCTGCCACTCAGGTCCATGCGAATTAATGCCAACAGCACATTCGGACACTAGTGGATTCATTTGCAATACACGCATAATTGGGAGATAGTACTTGCGTATTAGATAGGTTAACGAAAGAGAGTTACCGTAGAAAACACGGCACTTGTCTTTTGAAAGGATTTCATCCTTTTTACACGCCTTAGCTATAGTATACGCTCGTTCACCTCTCCGGTAGCAATTCTCGATGTACTCGATTTCCTCCATCAAGACAGACTCCAGCTCTCGGTTGTTTGGCCACTCCTCCGTAGGCTCCAATTCTATGACATGGTCTCGCTTAGGACCAGATAGTGGGAATCCAATTGATGTGTTTAGTTTGATAGCATCCATAAATTTGACGCCACGCACACCACACAAATTCTCTTTGTCAGACAAAGGTTTGGCACCACACCACATGTCACTGCGGAATATGTCGAGAAGTGGTTCTTTGTAGTCCTTAACAGCCATCTCAACAAGGGGAGGTGGGAATGGATGTGCAGGTACAGCAAGATTGGAGAGACAATTCTGCCATCCAAACCAATCAGGATTCATTTTCGGTCCTTGGTAAATGTTAGGCACACCACACACATCAGTGATATGCTCACTAATAGGTGTAACCTTAACATCACTCTTGCTCACCGCCCTTCCCGGGCACGAACCATAGTACTCGACTTGTGAATTCTCAGGCATATAATTCAATGCACTCTTTTTATGGAGTGGATTAGACTTTAATACCTGCACACCGAGTACTTCAGTTCGAAAGACACCTGCTTCACCCGAGAGGATAACTCCTTCCATGGATCTAAGCTCCTCAAACGCTCGGAAGAGCTGTTGCTGTGTCAAACTCCCATACACACCTACCGGTGTGCCAGCTGTACCACCTAGGTGGACTCCCAGAATGACACTACCATTGGTCTCTGATACCAAGGTTGCGCCGCACAAACCGTCAAAGGTATTCATGGTGAAGTTCTTATACCCACCACCAATAAACTGTTTGCACGTTCGCACCAAACCTGGCTGAGTCAAACCCTTGGCAACAATCATCTCGCCATCAATATTCCTCCACTTAAGCAGGAAAGGTACTGAGGGCATATCACCAGTGGGAAAGAAATTCACAAGGTTCTTGAACGATCCACCTGTCGAGATGTAACAAACACGTAGGTCAGTTCCAGGCACAAGATGCGTGAACTTCTTGTGCAATACTGCCGCGAATTTGCCGCCCGATGCATTAGGATTGCGCTTCCGAAATGTACAACGCAAGTGCTCGCCAAACTCATTAAAATAGTGGTCAGGCATAAGAATGACGTTAGAAGACAACATCAATCCATTCACCATGCCATTTCCAGAATCTGCGTGAATTGATCCATATACCAGAGCTTTGT